AATTCTACCACATTTGTAGTTTTCTTGGCAGACATCAGTGAAATCGGGCCAATAAGACCATGCCGACCTTGATAAGCCTCTGCAAAATCATCAGCCTTATCAATAATCTTATCATAAAATTTGTTTAAAGCCTTATGCTTTGCGTAGGAGCGCGTGTTTAGATGGACGCTATGCGTCACATCCCGCGCCAAAAACAAATGTCCTACAAAATCAGCCGCTTTCATACGCCTAACTCACCTTGTTCTGGGTTACGCGCCTGTGTTCCCCGCACAATATCGCCCGTGTCCATCGCAGCCGATAACGTCCCCATGACAATATCTTGAATCTGTTCAGGTGTCATGTTAGCTGCTGTAGCCTGAATACGTTTGGTTTCAGCATCAAAAGCCTTGATTTGTGTATTCTGCTCGTCGATCTTTAACTTCTGCATATCATAAGATTGCTGAAGCTGCTGAATCATTTGAGTCGTTTGCTCCATCTGATTCGCCATATCATTCATTTGTTGGCGCATCATCTGAGCTTCTGGCGACTCATCCGTATTTTGAAGAACTTTTGGATCAAGCATTTTTTCAAAACGCTCGGCCATTTGTTCAGCGCCAGGCCAATCCATATTCTTAACAAACAAATCACCTGCAACCGACCAAAGAGCTGGATTTGTTTGAAGGATCTGGCCCATTGTGTCCATAGCCTCTTGCTTACGGGTCATGTAGCTCGGCCCGCTAGAGACTTGCACATCGTAAGTGCCGACATTTGGATTATAGATTTTAGCAATCTCAATACCCTGCTGATCCACGATCTTTTTGACCGGTTCAGTCTGCATTGGATTGATCTTAGCCATTTTAACTTCGCCGCCAGCATCTATGATGCGTGCTACGCGTTCAGTGTCATATATTTTAGGGATAAGGTCTATGAGTTGTCTTGTGACATACTTGACAGCGCGGGAAAGATTATCAACGTAGTGGTAAGTAGACGTGTCGCCTTGCCGTTCCCGCGCCAGAATAGCACGACCCGTTCGTTCGTTGCTTGTCGCGCCAATTGAACTATCATACTGACCCGTGGTGGCTTTGATGTCTTCACCTGCGCCAGCCTTAGCCTGTATAAGCCCGACTTGAGCTTCTGGCGGAGAAGAGCGGCTTGGTAGGGGAAGAGGATTTCCAGCGCCATCAGAAACGTCCGGGTTTACTTCCAAATACGGCCAGTTATTTGTATTGGCCGTCTTCCACTGCATTTCATAACCTTCAAACTGACCACCATAGCCAATGAAGGGGGCTTTAGGAGCCAGTGCAAGCATTTCAGCTTCCTGACTGACCCAATAGTTATACATGCGCTGTGCGTCTTTGGCATTACGGACCAAACCGCTGATGAATAACAGTCCATCTACCTCAAATTCGTTGCCGATGACGCGGATAATAGGAATATATTTACCCGCCCAATCACGCTCTTCCAGCACCTCAAAACCGTTAGTTTTGAGCCATTTGACCTTGCGACGGTCCACTTCACGCGAACGCAATGGCTTGCCGAATTGCATCTTCAACATTTTATCTTCAGGCGAATTATTAAATGCCGTCAAATTGCCGGGGTAAAGATTAAGATCTTCTTTTTTATGCTCTATGTAGAAATACTCAGCGATGCGGACCATATCTTCCGACACCCACTGAGCAATAGACTGATCGCCTACACCCATTGTCATAGAAGTTGAGAGCGGCGTTGAGTCTGGATATAGACGCTCAAACTCGTCTTTCTTGATGTCTTCAGTAATGAAGCACCACTCGGCGTCCTGACCGCAAGGATCTTTAATCGTTGGGTCCATATAGACGCTGAACGAGTTACGAACGCGCCCTATTCTAATATCTTGATCAAAAGAGTCTTCTTTTAAATATTCCGTCAATATGCGGATATAGCCTTCGCCGTATGTGACCTGGTTGTCACAGGCGGTATCATAGGCTACATCAGCATCTGACATATACTCAATATGACGCACGATACCGTCGAAGATCTCAGCGACCTCTTCGTCAGCGTTCTCATCCGCAGGTATGACCCGACCGGTCGGACGGTTTTGACGCTGCTCGTTTGTTACAAGACGGACGTGTTGTGGTAGCTTGTTGATCGTAAGACATGGCCGCGCGTTGATCGTCTGACCCTGCACCGCGCCTCTTGTCGCCAGCACGTCAGCAGGCCACTGCCACTGATTGTCAGGACTACCAGCCATAAAGCGTAGGTCATCTAGCTCATCCTCGCGGCTTTCCGAGTAGGCCGAGATCGCCATACTAAAGCGATGACGCATCTGAGCCAGACGGTCATCACCTTCATCAGCGTCAGCTACTTTACCTGCGCCTTTTACGTCGTCATATGCGGACATTAGCAGCCTTTAAGATTCTTAAGAATGTGTGGCTTGTCATGCTTTGGATGAATATTACCCGTCATATGAGCATGATAGGTAGGCGTATTACCATCGTGCATCGTTGGTTTGTTACGGCTTATTTCGCTGCCTTTTGGTTCTTTAGGCTCGCGTTTTTCAATTTTCATAATAGCTTTTTTAGCATATGCCATGACTATTTTCCTTTCTTAGCCGCAGCTTTACGCTTGACTGAATACGCGATTGCAACGGCCTGTTTAACTGGTTTACCAGCTTCAATCTCAGCCTTTACGTTTTTTCTAAAGCTCGTCTTGCTGGTCGATTTCTTGAGCGGCACTGACGCCTCCATCTGGTGGTATTGCTGCACCTTTAAGGTGCGATCCTTTATGTCCGTGATGTGAACCATAGTTATGACTCGTCGCACAGACATAGCCGCCCATATTGTCTATAAGAGCTTTTCTGCTGCGGACCTGTTTAGGCGGTTTGGCTCCTTTGCCTTTACCACCATGAATACGTTCAGCCTCTGCACCCATTTTGGCGTTAGGCATACCACCTTTAGAGGCGTTGACTTTTTTGCCGTTGCCGATCATCACGTCACCGTGTGAAGAAGTGCGAAATTCAACACCAAAGACTCGCTATATGCGTTGTTGGTGCTGTTCTTAATAATTATCGTAAACGACCCATCAGATATAGCGCCTACAAATACATTGTAAGCTCCCAACGTGCCGCCCGATGATACGCTGCACGTTACCACATCTTTTGACGACACGCTTGAGTTTGTTACTGTGAACACCGCTTGGGCGCTTGGTGCAAGCTGCGAGTTAGCCGTTGTGATCTGTCCTGACGAGGAATTGACTGTCACGCCGGTCGTTTTATTGTTTTGCTGCGTTACAGTGCCATAAGCGCCTGCTGCGTAGCCAATCTGACCAGTCGTCAAGATATTAGCGGCCTGCACGGTCGTCGCGCCGATGATGTTTTGATCCTCATAGGCGACGCCAATAGGCTTAGTGTTTGCCACAGTTCCACCTTTTCATACTAGCTTTAGCGCGGTCAGCGTTTTTCGACTTAGCGACAACGCCGCCCATACGCGCACAGAACGACTTCTTGCGTCCTTCATCTGCTTTGGTTTTAGGGTGTGGTGCTGGTGCCTTCAGCTTGCTGCCAGTTGCAGCATTATACTTAGCCCGACCTTTAGCGGTCAGACCAGCGCCCGCTTTTGTCGATAGCTTCTCGCCACGGCCTACAGCCAAAGATATAGATTTTTTAGCCATCAAGAGGCCATCCATCCCGATGATGCGGAGCCTTGACCATAGCTGACGCGACGTGTGTTGTCCACCCGTTGCTCGCGTCTAGCGACAGGAAAGGCGAACGTCACCGCTATCGCATCCGCCGCGTCTGGGGAGGCTAGCCCTCTCGACTTCATGTCCTTCTTCGACTCCAAGAAGATCGTCCCTTTCGAGTCCGGCTTCATCATCGGTCCAGTCAGGTCCGACTTCAAATACCTGTCCTTTGGTATGCTCGCGCTCTTCAGCCATTCCTTCATCGTCCCCCACATCTCTGCACGCTTATTACCATACATGATGGGCTTGTTGCTTTTATTGCCGAAGTTCACACCTCGCACCTTGTAGCGTTGCTCCTTCAGCCGGTCCACGATCCCCGCGCCCAGCCCGCCCTCGTCGATGACGACCAGCGCAGGCTTATACTCCTCGATCACGTCGATGACGTGTCCGACTACCGCCATCGTGTCGTCGCCTCTGTAGCGTTTGATTGCCACCATGTCGCGGCCTTGTCGTATTGCGATGACAGTCGCGTCAGCCCCAAAGCGCGCCGGATCTACTCCGATGACAATGGGCGCAGTCTGGTCGAGCCATCGCGCTCTTTCCATTGCGTCATCGACCAGTGAATTGGGGATAAACTGATCGTCCGAGGCGTTAGGGAATTGTCCATAGACCTCGACGTGGGCTTGGGTTGAGTCGGGGCCATACTCGTCAATGATTTGCTGGTAGACGGCCTTATCTGTCCCTTCGACAGATCTGGCATCGACAATCTTATTTCTCCAAAAGTCTCGTTTGGAGTTAAAACACTCATAAAAGTAACCAGAGTTACGACGGGGGTTGCTAAAGCACAACCAAAACCTATTAGGGGTATTTTCCGTAAAAAAGCCCGCTGCCACTGCCCATATCGTATCATCAATACCGCTCGCCTCATCAAACACCAGCATCACCCCCGCGAAGTTATGCACCCCCGCGTAGCTGTCTGGATTCTCAGCCGACCACAGCCGCCCCTCGACGCCCCAGTATCTTGTGCCCATCTTCAAGTCGCGCTCGACCAGTTCCGAGATCCATTTCGCCGGTAGCACTCGCGTTGCTGATACCTCGAACCAATGACTGTGAAGTGACATACTCAGCCACTTGGTGATCTCGGCCCAGGTGACGCTGCGGAGCTGCGCCTCGGAGTTAGCCGACACGATGGTCGTCGAACCGATCCGTGTGGTCAGCATCCAGATCACTAACCATGAGACTAAGGCAGATTTACCGATGCCACGCCCTGAAGACGTCGCCATCCTAAAAGTTTCAAAGTCTACTCGACCGCCGTTTGCTTTGATGTGTTCGCGCAGCTCAACCAAGACCTCTAACTGCCACCGACGCGGCCCCTCAAAATGCTCAAGAGGCGTCCCTGGTTTCCCCCACGGAAACGCCAGCCTCACGAACGACAGCGGATCGTTCTTGATCTGCGGCGACCATAAGGTCGCCATAAGACGCTGTTCCTCCTCCGGGGAGTATATTGGCACTTGCATCTATTATCTGCCCTTCAATGACCCGTTGCTGCGCCTCTTGTAACGCCGCCGTAATAGAGATCGTCTGGTTGACCTCGACGCTGACCGCTTGTTTAGCAACCCAGCCATGCACATGCTTCAGAATATCAAGCGCCGCCTTAGCATCGCCTGCCAGCGCCGCGTCTCTTAAAACTCCCGCCATCTCCATCTCGCCGTCAGCGCGTCCTTTGGTTTCGTAATACTCCGCGACCGGGTCGAGTTGGATGAGTCTACGATACTCTACCGGCATCATATCACAGGCCAACGCCAACGCGTCGCCTTTTAACCCCCGCCGCGCCGCCTCATAGATCTGACCGAGCCGTTGCTCCGTCGCTTCGATCTTGCGCGGCTCATAAGGTAGCGATTGGAATGTCATAAATTCTTTTATCATGTGCTACGAAAATTAAAAATAAAAAATTTTGTGCAGTCCCTTCGTAAACCTTTAAGGGATGGTCAAGGCCCAGACCCCCTCCCCAAATGTAAACGGCCAGCTTAGAGCTTAACTCACTTAGAATGTAAACTTAAAGTAAAATGTTAAGTCAAATGTCAACAAGAGTTGGGTGATTGTTGGGTGATATGGGTTGTTTGGGTGATGGGTTTTAAGTCGCTGAATGACTTTTCGACAGTTCCCCACGTTCACGGCTCATTTGACTTATATCAATTATTATACTTATTAAATATTTATAATTATAATAATAACACATATAGCCCAAAGTCATGAATTATGGGCACTATATGGGCTTGGCTTACAGCCCATTGCTCAACCATTTTTTCACCCAAATCACCCAGAAAAATCACCCATAAAAACAAAAGTGAAAATTTATGCAAGAAAATACTTTACAACTGTGAATAATTGCACTATACATTTCCTTACACACAAACCAGGGGGTTGTAACATGTCACTAACCGAGTTTTTTGAATCAGTAGCCATCGGATTCGGCCTCATCATGCTGGCGCTGATGACAGTAGCGTCACCATTCATTCTGTTTAGATAAGGGAGAAAGACAATGAATACTTACAACATCGAATATACCGACACATTTGGCGGCGACGCAAACTACTCATGGGTGCGACGCGCATCTGTGACCATGCCTGAGCTGACGCATTATGGTTACGATGGCGGCACTAACTATTGCAAAGCCAATAAAGTCTATCAGCGCGCGCTGATGAAAAAAGCAAAAGCGGCTGTTGGCCTAACCGGCGCGCGCGGCCGCGTCACGGAATATGGCGACACAATAGACTTCCGTCCATATGGCTGTTGCACGGTCCTATTCATAACGCCTGAGTATTAATCAAACTGATAGGGGAAATATCATGAGCAACTATAACGGATGGACAAACTACGCGACATGGCGCGTCAATTTAGAAATGTTTGACGGCTATGATCCATATGACTGCGGTCATGATTCTGATGTTGAGGCGTATGACTTAGGTCTTAGCCTTAAAGAAATGGCTGAAGAAACATTAGAGGCGCAAACAGGCGACGCAATGAGCCTAGCCTTTTCATACGCCATGGCCTTCCTGTCTGATGTTAATTGGACAGAGATAGCGCAACATATGATCGACAACTATGCGGAGCAGGTAGCATGAGAACGATAAGCAATCTTTCAGACATCAAACAGGCTCTTCGTGATAAATACGCATGGCCTGGCGGCTACCCACTATATCTCATTTGTGCTGATGGCGAGGCGCTTTCAATTGATTCGGCGCGAGCTAACTGGCGCGAGATTTGTTCTGCACATATGCGAAATGGCTATTTCGACAAACAATGGCAGATAGTTGGAATCGCTATCAATTACGAAGATCCCGATCTTTATTGCGCGCATAGCGGCACGCGCATCGAAAGCGCATATGCAGAGGAGGATGCAGCATGAGAACCTTTACTTATTATTTTGATGAGCTTTCAATCCTGCCACGCTATGCCGTCTATGCGGCTGGCGAAGCGGACATATCGTATAACATCGCGTCTCCCGAACCGGACGTGGGGATATTCGAGCACTATGCGACAGATATTAGCGTCGACGCTATTGTCATCTATGGTCATGGGCACAATGACAGTAAACTCAATCTAGACCAAAGCCATTGGCTCTATCCGCACATAGAACAAGCGCTATTGGACGACGAAAGTCTAGCCTATGCCTGCATGGAAGACGCAGCATGAAACAAGCACTATACGTCATCGGGCTGGCAACATGCGCTAGCCTTTTAATTCCGGCAATAGCCTTAGTCTTATTGTATACAATAGGGGGGTAACATGTCACGTATGGCTGAATATTATGACTTCCAACAGATGCTCTATCTGCTATCAACGCGCGCGTTAGAGATAATGCTCAACTATGAGTCGGATACTTTCCGGCATAGCTTAATTGAAAAAGAAATCGAGGCGCGCAAATGAGCGACCATATTATAAAAGCTCTATTAGAGCAGAACACAAAGCTGAGAGAACGCGTTCAAGCTCTCGAGGCGGTCATTGCGGCAATGATATGCTCAAAGCCGCCTGAAGACCTCTTAACGCCTGTAAACGACACGACGGAGCAACAGCCGTCATAAGGGAAAGCCTAATGAAGAAAGTAAAACAAATATTAATAGAAGAGGCGCTGGACAGTAACCTCTCGCCGGAACAAGTCTTAAGCTATAGCAGGCGGCAAGACATTCTATGGACGCGCTATCGCATCTATTGGCGGGCGCGGCGGGAAACGAGCGCCAGCTATCCGCAAATCGGGCGCGTGTTAAAGCGCGACCACACAACAGTAATACACGGGGAGCGCTGCTATCAAGCGAGATTAGATGGGAAAGAATATAGAAAACCAGGGCGTAATGTCGGTTATAATAATAGCGATAATAGAGATTCTATTGGGTGTTAAATGACTTATCTGTGCTACACATTTGGCAAATGTGTAGCCT